TAGCGCCGACAATCATAGGTTGTCCTTGATGGCACGCAGCGTGAGCGAGATGGTGGGCATGAACACATCCAGCGCGTTCATGCCTCCGGCCTGACGCGCCTTGGCGATCTCCGTCTGAAGGCGCATCGCCTCCGATTCAGACATGGTGCCCGTGAGTTGCTCCTGAAGGCTGGCCTGCTTGAAGCTGCCGCCCCCGGCAAGCGTGCCAAGGAATGCGCCGATGCCCTTCCATCCCTCGGAGATCACGGCCATCTCGCGGTCCAGCCACGATGTGGCCTCGCCACCAGCCGCGCCCGCGAGGAAATTGCCCGTGATGCTGGTCTGATCGCCGGCCAGCCCCTTCACGCGCTGCTCAAGGCTTGCGTACTGCGTGAGCAATGCGCTGTTGGCGGCGTAGGTCTGCTGCCCGGTCTCGTGGAACTTCGTGAGCGCGTCCGATGCGCCCTGGCTGGAGGATGCCATCGCCTGAAAGTACTTCTGCGATGCGGCGAACGGTGCGGCCATGCCGATGGCGAATGCGCCGCCGACCGCAGCGCCCGCGCCCATTCCGCCTCCAAGTTGCGTGAGGCCGCCCAGCATGGACCCGCCTTGTCCAAGGCCCAGACCGCCCAGCGCGGGCGTGATTGCGCCTCGGATCTGCGAGATGCGCTGCGCGCTGTTTGCCACGGTCTTCTCCACCGACTTCATCGCGGGCGCGACTTGCGTGGTGTTGACCGTGATCGGGATCTTTAGCGGTGTGATCGCGGTCATGCTGCCTTGGCTGCGTCGCGCAGCCCCTCCTCAATGCCTTGCACCACGAGACTCGGCGCGATGCGCTTGCCGTGCTGCCAGCCCTTCCACATGTAGTGCCGGGCGTACTGGGATTGGAACACGCCCTTGTATCCGCGCAAGCCCTTTTTCCAGCCGCGCCCGCCGCCGCCGCGCAGGGTGCTCTTCGACACCGCGCGCGCGCGCTCACGGGTCGCCTGCACGATCACCTTGCCGTTGAGCGTGCGCTTGTAGGTGATGATCCGCGCGCGGCCAGCGTCGATCTCGGCGTTGCGCAGGATCTGCTGCACCCGTTGCTTATTGCCGCTCTTGCCTTTCGGCCACGCGTGCCAGCCGACCTCCATAAAGTGGGCCTTCCAGCCGACATACGCGCTGTAGCGACCGGGGCGCTCGGCCTTCTGGCCCTTGCGGATGCGCTCCGTCTTCACGCCGACACCCGCCCATATGGCGCGCTTGTAGACCTTGACCTTGAATGTGATCTGCTTCTTCGTGCGCTCGGCGCGCTTCCACGCAGCGGCCTTGGTCACCCGGCGGACCTGTTTACCCCAATCGCGCAAGGCCTTTTTTGCGACCTTGTCGCGGACCTTCTTGTCCACCGATTCGAGCTGCCGCGTCAACTTGGCCAGCGATGACTTGTCCACCGTGGCCGTGATGTACCCCGACCCCTTCCCGGTGCTTTTTCCGGGCATCGATGGTACGACGGATGGCCTCCCAATCCGGGATATCAAGTTCAACATTGATCACCGCCACTGATAGGAGGTCCATGTCGGTGCTCGAATGCTTCAGGGCGCAGCGCAGCACCGTGCGCTGGCCCTCCGTCAGTCCCGGCCTTCTCCGTACAGCGCTTCGATCTGCTGGCCCGCCCGCATGATGACGGACGCATCCGCCGCCAGCGCGGCCTCCATCGAATCGAAGACAGGATTGCCCGCCTCGTCCAGCAAATGCCTATAGCAGAACCACGCCAGCATCTGCTGCGGCTGCTTCTCCGCGAATTGCAGCGCCTCCAGCAAGTCCAGCGCGCTCGGTCGCCGCAGCGCCACGGGCGCGCCCTCCACGATGCTGGGCACATTCTTCAACTTGATGATGTCTCGGATGCTGCTCATGTGACCGTCATTCCCGTAGCCATCTGCACCGTGATGTTCGCTCGGATCAAGTCGCCGTTGCGCGCGGTGATCTCGTACCCGGTGATCACGCATTTCCCCTCATAGACGCGCACGGTCGGCGCTGGAGGATACGCCAGCGAGAACCTGATTTCGGTCTCGGCGGCGGTGATCACATCCTGCTCGAACTTCGTGTGCGTGGTGACCGAAACATCCCAGTAGCACTCGAACTGCACCGTGGTGCGCGACACGCCGCGGAGGTACTGCGCGTCGTTGTTGTTCCACTCGGTCACCTCTTGCGCGCCGCGCTCCACGGAGATCGTGGCCGTGCCCACCTCGCTGACCGTGGTCCATGTGGACCCGATCTTGACGGAAAGCGAGGCGATGCGTGCGTTTGCAGCCATTTAGACATTCGCAATCGTGACGGGCTTGCTGGCCGATCCGGACGCGCTGGTGAACTGGATGGTGACATTCGCGCGGACGAGGCTTCCGGCCTGAGCGGTGACCTCGTAGCCCGTGCAGAAACCGCTCCCGCTGAAGGTCTCGCCACTCTCCAGCGTGATGACCACGGGGACGGCGGCAGTCGCGTCGTTCAGGTGATCCGCCATCGCCTTGTGGGTCGCGTTGTCGAGGTCGTGGAAGATCTCCAGATTCGCGGTCGCGCCGCCGACTCCAGCGAGGAACCGCTGCGCAGCGTCACCGATGCTGGTGAGTTCCAGCGCTGGCCGCTGAAGCGAAACGGTTGCCGTGCCGCAGTCGGCCACCACTGCGCTGTTGAATGAGAAACTGGAAAGGGCGGAATTGATCGCCATGGCGACTCCTAGTAGTAGATCGTGAAGTAGCACACCAGTTGCGCGGGCTCGGCCTCGTCGCCGTCCGCAACGCTGGGCGGTTCGACTTGCCGCCCGGAGAAATCGACGGCCTTGAACGGGATCGTGTCGAAGGTTCCGACGCGCACCGCGCCCACGATGTCATCCTCGAAGGCCAGTGCGCCCGTGGTCGTTTCCGCGATCACGCGCAGCTCCACATTCGCCATCCGGAGCGGGGTCGCGCTGATCGTGATGTATTCGGTGCGCTCGACCTCGAAGGTGATCGCGGGCAGCGTGGTCTCCTGCAATCGGAATCCGTGCGTGATGCGCGCATCCGGCAGCGCGGCGATGTCGCCGCCCGTGGCGCTGGTCAGCATGGCACGCACCGCGGTTTCGATGCTTGCCATCACACCACCTCCGTGCAGTCGATCACGGCCACCCGGTCGGCTTCGTCCAGGTTGCGGATGCCGTTGATCTTGAGGGTGCGCCCGCGCACCACGAGGCGGTCCAATTCCGTGAGGCCTACGCGCGCGACATTCGGCCAGCGCGTGCGGACCTCAATGTTCTTGACGATGGCCACGCCATCGGCGTACTGCTGCTCGGTGGCCGCGTCCGTGCGCATGTCGCAGCGGAACGAACCGCCCTCCTCCCACACGCCGGAGCGCATGCCCAGCGCGTCGATGGTGGCGTTGGGTGTCCAGCGCACCGCCGTGTGCATGAGTCGGCCACCGCTGATCACCGCAGCCTCGAATTCGTGGACCAGTGGTCAAGGATGAACTCGACCGACAGCGGCACCGATGCGAGTGCGATGGGCTGGATGGCCTCGGGGTTGTTGTAGTAGGCACCGACCAGCGAGATGATGCAGTGCACCAGCGGATCGGGAATGCTGCTGTATCCGGCGGTGTAGGTCACCGTGATCGCCGTGCCTTCGTAGAAGGTCGGCGTCTCGAGGAACCGGATCACGGGCATCGGCCCGTCGCTGTTGTCGATCCAGTAGTCCCCGCTCGGCATCGTGGTCTGCACATTCGAGGCGTTCTGGTACCTCACATGCGTGATGCCGTTGAACGGGAAGGCCGGGATCAGCGTGCTCTTCCACTCAGCGAGGTACAGCGACTCCGTGCCCGGCTGGAGTTTCAGCTGCGTGCGGCGCTCAACGACCGACTGCGCGACTTCACGGAGGCGGATGAGGTCCGCATCGTCATCGTCGTAGTCGATCTTGAGCGCCGACTTGATGGTGGAGAGTGGTACCGACATGGCAAAAGCCCCGCACCCCCTTTCGGGGGCGGGGACCAAGGAGATGGGGGCTCAGACGGTGATGCTGGCGAACGCCTCGGGCAGCATCACATGCGAGTCGAAACGCGTGTAGATGTACAGCGTGGTGCGGTGGTTGCCCGCGCCGCTGTACGGGTCGATCATGCTGGTGATGCCCGTGCGGTCGAAGATCTCGAAGTAGTCGAAGTTGCCGACCACGGCGACCACCGCGCCGTTGGTGGTGTCGGTCGCGGTGTTCATGTACTGGTTGATGTAGTACGGAACGCCGTAGATCGCGCCGGGCGCGCCGCCGCTGAGGCTTGCCGCCTCAGCCGGACGCCACAGGTACTCGCCACTCGCGCCGCCCGCCTTCAGCTTGCGGATCGTCGCCACCATGCTGTCGTGCAGCACCCACGCGAACTTCGGCCCGGTGCGGTACTGCGGCGGGACCGCGTGCACCGCGTTGATGATCATGTCTCCGGTCAGGTCGGTGTCAGCCGCGTTGCCAGCGCCGCCCGCGCCGATGTTGACGGTCTGCGTGATGTTGGCGGTTTCGATGCCCTCGGGCTCGGAGCTGCCCGAACCGATGGTCATGTACTCCTCCTGCTTCAGGCCGATGCTGAGGCCGCACTTGTCGGCCACATACTGAAGCCCGCCGCCGATGCCGCCCTGTCCGATGGCATCCTCGATGTACTCCTGAGTCATCGTCACCGCGGTGACCAACTTGTAGGGCACGACGGAGATGGAGGTGGCGAACGACGGATCCGCCGGGGTGATCGCGCCGTTCTCGGCCACCAGCGAGGTGCTCGGCAGCGCGTTCTCCACGGGGATGGTGCGCTTGCTGTCGATGACGCTCACGCGGCCCAGCTGGCGCATCACATTCGCGGTGCGCATGCGCTCCACGATGCGGCGCTCCATGTCGGTCGGGATGCCCGTGGCGACCGTGAGGCCACCGCCGGACGCGCCTGCGGTCAGCGTGCGCATCGCCATCGCATCGCCCGTGGCGAGTGCGTGGATCCACCGCTTCGCGTACTCGTCCGCCTCGGTGCTGGCCTTGCCGGAGAGGCGCGACTCAAGCGTGGGCTGCGACTCCAACTTGGCAAGGCGCTCCTCGGTCGCCTTCAACTGCGCGCGGAGTTCGATGGCCGTCAGGTCCGCATCCATGCGGGCGAACAGCTGCTTGTCCTCGCCGTTGCCCTTGAAATCGACGGTCTGGCCGGCGCGGCCAGTGCGGGCCTCGTAGGCCGCGAGGGAATTGCGGTAGTGGTGCGTGATCTGCTGCAACTCGTGCAGCTCGGTGCTGTCAGACATGCTCTGCCATCCTTCTGAAATGAAGTGCGAGCCGCAGATGCGCGGCATCGGAGTAGGCCGCGGAGACGCTCCGCAGGCTCGAACTGGTCTGGGGGTACGCGGCATCGGTGACGGCGCTGATCTCCACCAGCTGCGCTTTCTTCACCAGCCGCTGCGTGCGGTCCTTGTTCCAACTGTCCTCGACCACGAAGAATCCGAACGACATCTCTCCGGACAGGTCGCCGCGCTCCAGCGCCACGCGCAACTCTTCGCCGCGCACGGTCTCGGGCAGATCGGCGGTGAACGCGAGGCCGTTGCGATCCGACTTCAGCGTCAGGGTGCCCGCGCGCGTGCGCGCCAGCGGGATCTCGTCGGTGCGGTGGTTGATGAACAACTTCACATCGCCGCCGCCCGAAAGCGTGTCGTTGAACGCGCCCGGCGCGATGCGCTCGGTGAACTTGCGACCGTTCTCCACGATCTCGCGCGAGTCCTGCCCGTACACCGCCGCGTATCCCGCGAGGGTGCGACCCGTCACCGACTGCTCGGTTGCCTCGACGCTGCGCCTAGAAATCATTGGGTGTGCCCTCCTGCGCGCTGGTGTCGGTGCCCAGGTTGGTGCTGCCGCCGCCCGTGCCCATGTTCAAGGCCACGATTGGGTCATCCAGCCCTTCGAGCGGCTCCATGTCGAGCATGTCGCGCGCTTCGTTCCTCGTGAGGAATCCGCCCTCAACGCCTGTGCGCAGCGCGGCCATCTGCTCGGCCACGCCCGGCTTGACCAGCGCGTCGGTGTCGAAGGTGACGCTGTCGAACGGCGTGGCGAGTTTCGTGAGGATCTCGCTGCGCCAGACCTGAAGCCACGCCGACAGGCACGCATCCACATACATGCGCGAGAGCCATTCAAGCGTGCCGTAGGTCGGGCCGACGGCTTCCGACAGATACGACGCGGGCACGCCGAAGAGGCGCGACACATCGCCCACGCTGTACTGCCGCGCGGCCTGAAGGCCCGCATCGTCCAGCGTGGAGGAGATGCGTTCGATGCGCATGCCCTCGGCCAGCACCAGCGGCTTACCCGTGTTGGCCGTGCCCGCGTGCTTCTGTTCGTAGTCCTGCATGATGCGCTGGCGCGCCTCAAGAGAGAGCGGGCCGGGGTGCACCAGCGCGATCTTGGGATTGCCGGCGTTGCTGTACGCCTTGAGCGCCATGTCTTCCTGCGCGGCTAGCAACTGAATGCTGGTCTTGCACAGGTTGATGGGCGACTCGCCCCAGATGCCGTTCACATTCGGTGCCTTGAGGTGGAACACCTGATCGGCGGTCAGGTCGCCGTACATCCGGGTCTTGTAGATCGGCACGCCGCTGGTGACATCCAGCGACACGCTGTCGGCCTCAAGCAGGATCAGTTCCAACAATTCACCGCCGCGCGTGCGGTTGATCGCGGCGAATGCGTTGCCCCAGAGCAGCAGCTGCATCGTCATCGCGCGCCGGAACTCGAAGGCCGACATCCACCGCGATGGCGACTTCAGCAGCGAGTCAGCGCCGGATGCGGAGACCTCGAGGTCCACGCGGGCGACATCGTTCGAGATCAGCGTAACCGCGCGGTACACCGGGGGTGTACCGGATCGCGTTGCTCGGGCCGATGAACGGCATGGGGCCGCTACCCTCCGACAGCAGCGTTGCGCTGTAGGGGCCGACAAAGAGGCGCTGGAGCAGACCGCGTAGCACGGTGTTAGTTTCACCGTGCGTGCAAGTTAGGTCCGCTTCTAAACCTGATTTTCAGTCCAGTTCGTAGCAGCTGGCGCGCTTCCCGCCCCAGCAGTGAACGGCGATGATGGCGCTGACCAGCGGATCGATGATGCAGTTTTCCCTGCTTTTCACAGGTCGCACATTCCCGTTGCGGTCCTGCTGCGCGCGCGCCTCGGCGCACGCCCGGCGGAGGATCGGATCGTCACCGACGATTAGTTTCCCGCCCGCCCACAGGTTCTGGAACAACTGGCACCCGGGGGCGAAGGTGCTAATACCCATCCTGTACGCCGTCATCGGCACCCCATCGGCCTCCAAGCACTCAACTAAGTACTTGGAACCCCACGAGTCGTAGCCCACGGCGCGCAGATCGAACTGCTCCCGCAGTTCGTTGATCTTCACCCGCACGCTCTCGTAGTCGATCTCGCGGCCCGGCGTGAGCGTGATGCGCCGCTCCGCAGCCCAGGTGCGCACGGGCATGCGGTAGTCCAGTTCACGCTGGCGCACATTGTCGGCTGGCCACCAGTAGTGGCCCTTCAGCGCCACCCGGCCATCGTCCATCGGCACCGCCAGCATCAGCGCCGTCATGTCGAGCGACTTCGACAAGTCGAGCCCCAGCCACGCGGGCCGACCCCGCAGCGCCTCCATGTCGGGGTTCTCTTTGCCCGGCCAGATCTCCATGTCCAGCCAGCCGCCCGTGTTCTCATCGGTGCGCGCGCAGTGGTAGCGCACGAATTCCGCGCGCCCCATCGGGCTGCGCTTCATCGTGTTCCAGCTGCGGCGCACGCTGGCGCGGTCGGGCTGCTCGAATTCCATGCCGGGGTTGGCCTTCGGCCACGCCGCCTCATCGTCTGGGGTGTCGGCGGGATCGATCCCGTACAGCGCAGCGAATACGGTGTCATCCTCGACTTCGCCGCGCAGGATGGCCTCGGCGTTGCCGACCATCTCGCCATAGATGTTCTCGGGGTTGCTGCCCGGCGTGGTGATGATCAGGCCCAGCGATTCCTTGCGTTTGCTGCCCGTGGTGAGCAGTTTGGTGAGGAACCTCCCCCGGAATTCCGCCGCCTCGTCGGCAATCCAGAAGGATGGATTCAAGCCGTCAAGCGCGCGCTCCTGCGCCGGGAGGCCCGTCATCACGCAGTCAGCGGCTGGTATCTCAATTCGGTCCCACAGGACGCGCACGCCCTCGCGCTGCTGTCGCCGCAGCATCGTGCGCGCGGTGTCGAGGCAGATCGCGGCTTGCTCCTCATTGTTCGCGACGCAATGGACCCGCCGCCCGGTTCCCGACAGCATGTCGTACAGCGCGAGGCCCGCCGCGAGGGTGGTCTTTCCGTTGCCTCTGGCGACTTGGAGGATGCCGATCTTGATGCGCCGCCGGCCATCGGCGCGCCATCGCCAGCCCCACAGGTTGGCCATCACCCAGAGTTGCCACGGGCGAAGCGTGAAGGCCTTGCCGCTGTCATCACCGACAAGCGTGAGCCCCCCGAAATGGGCCTGCAGCGCGGCCACCTCCTGCCAGTCCATGTAGATGTCCGACCGCTGCATATCCAGACGGAAGCGACGGCATGCGGCGTATATCCAGCGGCCAGCGATTGTTCGCCCCGCCTCGACGGAGTCGACATAGCCCGTCACCGCCTCTCGGATTTCGTCCCAGTTCACGACAGGATCGTACGAGATGGGGCCACGATGGGGTGGGTCAAGAATTGCCGTGTGCGGACGGGCACCATAGGGCCCCAAAAACGCGGTTTTTTACCCCCCCCGCCACCCT